GCTCTAAAAGAAAAACAAATTCAAGAGGCCAAAACAAAAGCTGATCTTGAAAACCTTATGAAAGAGAGAATAGCTGAAAAAGACAAAGAGTTAGCTGATTGGAAAAGTAAGGTTAAAACAATCAATGTAGATAACTCTATCATGGCCCATGCATCAAAAAATAATGCAATAGCACCTGATCAGGTGGTTTCTCTATTAAAACACGAGGTCAACTATAACGATGATGGAAGAGTAGAAATACTTGATAACAATAAAAATATTAGATATAACTCGAAAGGGGAGCTTTTTTCTCTTGAGGATCGAGTAAAAGAGTTTTTAGATGCGAACCCACATTTCCGAAAAGGGTCTTTAGCTGGGACAGGATCGACCAGTAGCATCGAAGGTAAAACTGTAAAACCATTTAATATTCAGGACTTAGATATGAGCAACCCAGAGGATCGAAAACGATATGCAGAATATCGTAAACAACGAGATTCAGGGCCTGTTCAAATAAACTTAAACAATAAATAATATAAGGAAAACAAACAATGGCAAACGAAAGCACAAGTTCTACACTCTCGGAATTATATACTGAGATTGTAGCAGAAGCATTGTTCGTAGCAAGTGAGAGATCAATCATGAGACCACTTGTAAGAAACTATGCGGTGACTGGTGGCGGAAAATCTGTCGAAGTACCGATTTATTCAGCTGTCAGTGCATCAGATGTAAGTGAAGCATCTGATTTATCAAACACAGCAATAGACCCAACGTCAAAAACAATTACTTGTACAGAGCATGGAATTATGACGACGTTAACAGATCTTGGAAGAAATTCAGCTCCAAGAAATGTTGCTGGGGATATCGGCAGATTGTTCGGTGAGGCAATTGCAAAAAAAATTGACAAAGATTTGACTGCACTATTCGGTGGTTTTTCAACTACTGTTGGTTCAGCATCAACAACTATGTCAGCTTCTTTAATTTTCCAAGCAGTGGCAAAATTAAGAGCAAATGCTGTTCCAGGTGATAATCTAAATGCGGTTATCCACCCACAAGTAGCATTCGACCTAAAATCAGGTCTTACAAATACATTTGCTAACCCTAATCCAGGTGTTGGTAATGAAATTTTAAGATCATCTTTAGTAGGTCAAATAGCTGGTGTGAACATATTTGAAACTTCAAATATGACAGACTCATCTAGTA